GTATAGGTAAGGCACTTATTGCTGGTCTAGCTGGTATCGTGGACTTCTTAACGTTTGGTCTATTCGATAAGGATGCCATCAAAGAAGTTATTGGTGACTTTAGTTCTTGGATTGGTGAACACGTTGTTACACCATTTATGGAATTCCTGACATCAGCTAAAGATGGATTAATGTCTGCTTTATCTGCTATTGGAATTCCTAAGATTAAATTATTTGATTCCAAGCTAACTGGAGAAGTTAGTGTTGGTCCATTCTATCCATTCAAAAGTGAAGGTGGTTCTAAATCACCAGAAGCACCTGCTCCAACATCGGCGTCTACTGTTGAACAAAAATCTGCTGATAATGCTGGTGCATCGTTACCTGAGAAACAATCTGGTGGTTCTAACATAGTTAATGCACCAGTAAATAACAATACTACACAGAACCAGATCATTCGAGCGCCGATTCGAAATCAGGATTCATCTGTTAACAGGTACGCTGATAGTCGTTTACGACAGGCATAAAAAAGGGAGCGCAAGGCTCCCTTTAATCATTCCGCAGAATTGATTACTCGTCGTTGGCAATCTTCTGGAAATAAGACATCACATCTTCGTCGTCGTCTTGGTTAGAGACAGCAGACTTTGGTGATGGTGCTGCTTTAGTAGTAAAAGCATGTGCTGGTGCAGAACGTGGTTCATCAGCAATTTCAGCAGCACTCTTAGGCGCAAAAGAATCACCAGACAAAACTTCATTCAACTTCTTCTTCAACTCGTCGTAAGACTTAAAGTTCTTACGGTCTGTGAATTCAGACAGCTTGTGTTGCGCATTAACGATAGCCAACAGTTTGTCTTCGTTGTCAGAAACAGCAGAAGGCTCCATGAATGCAGATTCGTCATAGTTAGCATAACTGTCCTTCTTACGCATACGCATCTTGAAGTTGGCACCTTCCCACAAATCAAACACGTTCAGTGGCTTCTCGTCCTCGAAAGTTGGGCGAGCCTTGTCCATAATCTTATCAAAGATCTTCTTACCGAACTTAAACAAGAATACCTTGCCTTCGTTCTCTGGGTGTTTTGGATCAGACACAACCAAGACGTTTGCAGTGAAACTCAGCTTACGCTTTTGCTTACGTGCAATTTCTTTGTTGGATTCAGAACCAGAGTTCCATAGCGTAGTATTCAATTCACCGACAGGGTCATTCTCGCCAAGAGTGGTCAGAGAATTTTCAATGTACCATTTACCAGTTGGACCTTGGAACCCGTGAGAGAACAAACGAACCCATGGGAGTTCATCGCCTTCTACACGTGGGAGGAAACGCAAAGTGGCAGTACCATTGCCAGCTTTGTCACCTTCGAGACGCCAGTAACGATCGTCGTTGTATGACTTGGTTTCAGTTTGGGGATTTGCGACTTTTTCGAATGCGCTAGAAATAGCACCAAAGTCAGAGTTGCGCATAGCACGTAGTTTTTGGATATCCATATATTTTCCTTAGTATTTACTTTGTATTAGTATTGTGTTGTATTGAAATCTGATCGTCTAATTCAAACTCATCATCGAAATCTTCGACGTTGATATCATAATCTTCTTCAACATAACTATTTAGCGTTCTCATACCACCAGTTTTTTTACCGCTGCTATGTTTGGCAGGTTTCCCTGAACGCCCACCAAATTCGTCATCGAATCGCTTCGATTGAGTGTAAGTCTTACCCATTGTATTACTCTGCAATTTCTTCCATGAAGTGTGTGAAAACTCGACTAGCCTTAATCTTATTATACTTAACGAACCCAGTCAACTTTTTAATTCGTAACAGTTCATCGCTCCATATGTGTTTCACAGCAGAGTTTTGACTCCAGTGTTCAACAATAGGATGGTAATCTTCTAAGATGTTTAGTGTTTCTATACTTATTTGTCCTCCGATGAATAACTTCAGTGCGACTGGATATTCATCTTCAACAAAATTTAACACTGAGCTGCTTGGTAGCTTATTCACTTCTATGTATGACAGCAATTTAGCCAAGTCATCGATAAAAATTTGAGTGATAGCTTGTTTACGTCTACTCCACTCAACGAGATTATCTTCAGCTGTCTTACCTTCGTAAATTGCATTGCCATTTCCATAAGCAAAGTTTGATACAAAAAACTGAATTATGTCTCTGTCGGTATCAAACTTACCTGCAAGTTTTTCGAAAATATATCTGTCATTACGAGCATTGAACGCCTCACGAGTGCCTTTAACATTACCTCGACTTTCGAAGACGTTAAATTTTTCAGTCGTAAAATGCAGTTTGATAGCTAGGTAATAACGGTATGCTTTGAAACCATCCATATGTTTTACACGTCTAGTTTAGCTTGTTTTGGTAAATAATTCAACTCACGAAAATCCATCTCGATCTTATCTTTCAATGACTTGTTGATAAGCGATGATACATCCGCAGGTTCCAGAAAGTTTTCTTTACAGTAATAAAGAACAGCATCCATGTAATTAAGACGTTTATCTCGAACGATTGATTCAATATGTAGAGAGAATTCGTTGGCTGTCTTAAACATTGGCTTGTCGCTGTATGTAGTAGTTAGTGTTTCTAATTTCTTGACAAAGTTGTCCATATTCTTTATGCTTTTGTTTGTAGAGTTTCCAGATAGGCGTATCGGTACGTTCTGGATCCATCTTACTTTCAAATTTGTCTAAGAACATAGTGAAGAATTTATCCATCTTCATGCGCTCAGAGAGCAGGGTATTGTATTTAGTAATCAAGTCCATATCCATATTATACTCCAGTTTATATTGCAAGGCAAGGTTTATTTCAGATTCATGATATGAGAGAGGACAATCTTAGACTCTTCATAATCAGACATAGCTAAGGCTTCTTCGATGTAATCTTCTGCCTTCTTTTGGATACGTTCTCGTCGAGACATTCTAGTTTGTCTTTGAATTTCTTCCAATAAGAATGCATCTAAGCGATCCATATCAGAATCCTGTACATATACATTCTGCCAAGTACCATCTGGCATTAGGCGAATCTTTAGAAGTTTTTTCGGTTCCATTAACCTCTCCTCATTGTTGCAATATCATGAGCTTCTTCGTCACTAAACACTGGTACAGCATTGCTTTTATGCATTGTACCAATACCTTTAATCTTATCGCCTGTGTAGACTGGATTGGGACGCCAGCTGGCATTCCCACCAGCAGTTGAACGACTCGGCAGCTTAGGGGTCTCCCGACCAGCAGGTATGCCAAGTGAGTATGAAAGACCAGCATCCTTAGCGACTGCTAGAGGCTTCTTTGGTTCATACTTCTTAAGAAGGTCAGCCCATGATTTATCTAACTCACGTTGTTTAGCATTTGGTTTACGTTTCTTGGACTTCATTGGAGTGGTGTGGTAAATCATACTACAAAACCTGTCGTGTCTTTCTTAGCTTTACCCTTAGCCTTCAAGCCAACGATAACACCCTTTGGATCGAGGAAACGCAAGTCTGTTTCATCGCCATTGATAACTTCACGACCAAGATAAGTGTCTGGCACGTTGTGGAAAACTGCAGCCACGTTCATGCCATTGGAAAGAGCGATACGCACATCCATGTCGTTGCCATCTGCCTTACTGAAAGTGAGGTGATAGTTGGGGATGTGTTTGACTTTACGATTGTTGATCTTCGTGTAGTCATAGAACTGAACATCTGGAAACATCTGGAAAATGTTCTTACCTTCAGCAACTTCGTACTTTTCCCATGCCAAGTCAGAAGTGCCATTAAGACGAAACACTGGAATCAACCCCTGCTTCTCAGCCTTCTTGATTGTCTTGACAATCTCAAGAGTCAACTCATTGAGAAACTCTTGACGATTCTCGAAAAATGCCTTAGTCTTACGGATACGTGCTTGTTGAATCACGTTAGTCGACTCACCCTTCTTGAAGATACCACCACGACCAGCAGTGTTCAAGCAAGCAGCTGTACAACCTGCAGTACGCTTTGGGCAGACTTCTTTACCAGACAAGTCAGCTGGAGCGAAGTGAAGAACAGAAGACAAATAACCCTTCTTAGTACCTTTGAGCAGCTTTGGGTTTCCAACAGTCAGTAGAGTCATTTCACGTCCTTTTCTCGATTCATTAGATATATTATCGCTGAATCTTGGATTAAAGACAACAACTTTCTGGAGACACCGTAACTTGTTGATTCTACAAGGAAAAATATCCCTCAGAACTTGAGGGGTATAGGTTGGAAAACGAAAGGTTTACTTTTTTACGGTTACAGCGTAAGCGATACAGATGTTATCACGAGAGTTGCCGTATGCACATCGAACTGCGAGTGGATCGATACCCTTTGCTACAGCAGTCGCAATGTTATTTTCCATTGACTTTAGAGCAGAGTAGTGATAGAAAGTCACAGCCCCAACAATAGACAACACTCCGATCAAAACTGATAATGTCCAAACATTATTATTCATAGTAAAATCTTTAAGAAAGTTCCTTAACGTCATCGCAGATTCCTAGCTTTTTAGCTTCGGATGGACTCAACCAAATATCCTGTGGTGGTAAGAGCACATCACGAATTTGTTTTTCTGAAAGACCAGTACACTTTTTATAGTGAGCAGTCATCTTCTTGGTGGTAAGATCGAATTCCTTAACAGTGGCGAACAATTCGTGTTCCTTACCAAAAGCACCCCATGAGTACTGATGAGAAAGAATAGAAGTGTTCGGTGTCAAGATACGCATACCCTTGTCACCAGCGATGAAAATCATAAGTCCTGCAGAAGCAATTTGGCCAAGACCAATTGTTCGTACTGGAATAGAAGAACCACGCATAACGTCAATCAACGCAAACGCAGCATTCAGGTCACCACCTGGAGATGTAATAATCAAGTTCAACAACTCTGGTTTTTCTTCGCCAAAGTTTGCTTCAAAGATCCACTCAACAGCACCCTTAACTGTATTGAGTGAAATTTCTTCCATCATCAGGTAGAACGCATGTTTAGAGCTTTCTTCCTTCAATTGAAGATTCATTTTTTGCATCATGTTATTTTTCGCTTTCTTTATAAAATATGTGTCTACCGATAACAGTAGTTTTTTCTAGACCACGCCAACGAGGGTTAACGTAATCAGCATGATAAAACAGAGCACCGTTAGTGATGTCTGGTGTAGTTTCGTAATTAGCGAAAACTCGAAGAGCAGTTTGCATGGCTTGTTCGTAAACTGTCTCATTCTTTGCAGCTATCTTATGTTGGCAGAACCAAGAGAACTGACAAGTTGATCTTACTCTTTGTTTCACTACAGAGCAAATATCTTTTGGATACCGTGGGTCTTGCAGACGATTAAATGTTACCATGGCCACTGCAACTTTACCAGCTTCTGGTTCAAAACCAGCCTCATGATAAATGTTGTCTGCAAGGCATTTCACTTGATGCTGCGATTCAAGAGTCAACTGGGACAACTGAACACGAAGGTCTATTGTTTCAATGAATGTTGACTTAACAACAAGCAATAAACTTAACGATAATAATATGAGTGGAATGTATATACGGTATGAGCGCATAATTATCTCCTTAAATGGTTAAAGTCAGAAGGTGTGTGAACCCTCTGACCGATCCCTGATCAGGTGGACTTTTTGCTAGTCTTTTCTAGTGTAGCTTGGGGGATTTGCGATACGAAGGCATTTAACTGCGTTGCCTTTGCGACAACATCTGCTTCGGTTGGATATGTTGGCATTACTGGGTGTTCTGGTGGAACAGCACCTGCATGGCGAGCACTATCTACTCTTACCTGCCAATCATTTGATACTTGTTCTTTCTTACCGTAGTATTCTTCAACAAGCATATCTTTCGCCATTTTTAATAGTTCGAGGCGAAGTTCGAACGGGTTTAGATTTGACATAATGTCTCCTGTGTTTGTGTGAAATTGACGGTTTCTGTGTACTAGCACCGTCAGGCTAGTCTATTATTTAGGAAAAGAATTACTTCTTTTCTTCAGCCTTTTTCTTTGGGGTTGGCTTTGGTGACTTAGGTGCTGGAGGGCAGTTACCCTTCTTGTCTTTAGTTACACAATTGGTTTGGCCAGTTGGTGCCTTAGCAACTTCAATGGCGAATGTAGATAAGCTGAATGTAACAGCAATCAATACTAACAATTGTTTCATTTTGAATCCTTTATAAAATTGAAACTTACTTCTGGATAACCTTCTTGGAGAGTTTTCCAAGCAGTTCTCCAATTTTCAACCCGCTGGGCTTGGAAATATTCGTTGGCTCCATTGATTAGCGTATCGCTATAACTAATGACAGACTGCTCGAACATAGAGTCACAACCAAATATATCTAGTTTAGCAGCACCTTTTTGGATAGCAACTAAAGCAGCAAAGTGTCCAGCACTGGGATATGGACCATCAATTAGTCCAGCGAACCGATTATTATCATGAAGATATTTTCTAATCCTCATTTCATCAGTTCTCATCCATGCCTTCGTTGAAAAGAAGGCTGGGACTTTAATTAGTTCAAAGTCGCCAGCCCATGAGTCAACAACATTAGTGTCCATTATAATTGTGGCATCGACCACAGTCCAAGGAACGTTACACCCGATAACATAATCATAAGCCAGAGAGTCTCGAAAGACTACTCTGCTTGGACCATTGCAGAGGACAGCAACGTTCATTGTTCTAAGACAGCAACAATGTTCTCTTGTTTGATAATAACACGTTGTGCATCACCAATTTTGACCACTGCTGCTTTATTCCATTCCAGATAAATCACATCACCAACTTTAACATCTGTGACATCTGGACCAATGGCTAAAACAGTACCAGACTTCGATTGATCGAAACCTGCACCCTGTAAGACAATACCAGATTCTGTAGTGTTCTCACGTTTGTTCTCTGCGACGAGAACTCTATCCTTCAATGGAGTAACGTTCATTTAGAAACCTCGTGTGTAGTTCAATGCGATAGTTTTGTTCGCACTATCACCACGTTGGATATCATAACCAACAGCAATTCGATCTTGCTTAGTCAATGCATAAGCAACTTGATAACGAACTGTGTTGTTTTGATCAGCAGCTAGAGTAGATGGGTTTACGGCATCACGCATGCGGTAACCAACTTTAGCAGACAAACCTTCAACTGGTGTCTTAATAGAAACAGATGGTTCTACAGAGTAATAGTTAAATTCTGCTTTACCAGAAGACTGTTTATAACCATAAGCAGCACGAACAGCAGCAGAAGACCATGATGTCAAGGGTTGGCTATATGTCAAACCTGCTTCATAACGATTCGTGATAGTATTTGCTACGTCTGCAGTAGTTGCAGAGATACCAAGGTCACCATCAACGTTACTAAACAATCGTGTTTGAACTCGCAAAGAATTAACGTGCTTTTGCACGGCTGGACTAACGTCGTCTTGTAAGGCATATCCTACAGTCATAGAAGACTGTGCGCTTGCGATAGAAGAACCAGCTACCAATAATGCAACTACTAACATTTTCAATTTCATTTTATTTTCCTAAAATTTTAATTAAGTTAAAATTATATGGCTGGCACAGTATGTGGCTGGCATAATAAAGTTGGTAGGTTATTCTGTTACGAGGAAACCTACCGAAACCCTAAGCAGCGTTTAGGCTGCTAATGCGTAGACAGAGTCGTTTGCATTTACTTCTTTTGCTTCTTCGACCGAGTTACCCCAATCCTACGGGTTTCACATTCCCGTGCTGTCCACTTGTTTACTTGTTGCTCTGTCGAAACCATGGCATCCCCATCAAAAGTAATCGTTGCATTCTCAACCACTCGCCTCAGTGGTCGGTTAAAGGAGGCTGTATACACTTCTTACCCAGCTGTTTCTTCTGGAACCTCTAACTCGATGACCGCTTTAATTCCTAGTCACTTCGGTGATTACTTTTGGTGGAGATGGGGGGAGTCGAACCCCCGTCCAGAACACTTTTCTCTTTGCTTCATACAGCAATATCAATAATTATACATTATAAAAAGTTGTGTGTCAAATTAATCTCAACACTAATACATATCTATCTGAAGAAGTAGCAGTCACATAATGCGGATAGTCAATTCCTGCTGGTGCAACAACCATAGTTCCAATTGTTGGTTTTACGGTAAGACCTTGATTCGGGTAAACAAGTTCACCTCCAGAGAAATTGTCATTTAAGAATATAATGACAGAGTACGTCCATTCAGTAATCTTGATAATTTCTCCATCTTTAATGATAGAGTTATCACAGTGTAATGTATTTGATGATCCTTTACGATACCAAATTATCGGAGCATTCTCTACGTTCCACTTAAAAGTTTCTGCCAGATACTTAACGATACTATGTTCATTCATTGGTCGTCGTTCTAGGTTATTATAATCTTTATAGTCGAATGCTGGTGGTGCTGAACTGGTATTAGAAAAGTTTGCATCTGCTATTAGCTGAGCACACATTTCATTAGTTATTACATTCGGTACTACTACGATTTGTTCCACTTAAATACCTTTTTTATTCTTATAATCTAATCTCAGTTTACGGAATGGACCAATCCAGTTATCACGTTTCTCAATAAACCAACGTGGATCATCATTTTCAACCGCCATTAAAATTGCGAGACGACCAATAGGAATACCAGTGCGTTCTTCAAATGCAACAGCATAAGCTGCACACTGCATAAAGTAATGATAAATGTCTTCTCTATCTTTCGGTTTGCTTGCTGTCTTAAAATCAATAACAGTTAGCTTACCTTGAAACTCAGCAATACAATCAACTGTTCCAGCAACCTGTAAGTGGTCAGAGTAGAGTGGAGTTTCTAAACAGTGAATGTTATCAATATCATCCAGTAAGAACTTGATAGAGTTAAACATCTCCAAATCAAACATATCAGCTTCGAATACGTTTCCTCGCAGATAATCTTCACAGTACTGGTGAATCCGAGTGCCACGTGCCGATGCTCTGCCAGAGATTCGATTAGCTTCTTCCTCGCCAACTCTCTGTCGCCACTTGGCAATACCTTCTGCTGTTGCTTGTCCTGTGATTGTTGTTACGCTTGGATACGAAAAACCCGATGGAGTCAGATATGTTCTTTTTCCATCGGGTCTTGTATCACGTACAAGTTTCGCAAAGTCATGATGTATAAAGTTTTTCATTATGTAAGTAGGTGCATAGCCTCATTATAGTGTTTAATGCGATCTTCAAGACCAATATAACCACCGTTGATTTTCTTAGTCATTAGTTTAATGTCACCGCTGTCTGCTTGAACATTCAACTTGTTCTTATTCCAGAACCAAATAGCTGACATCAAAGCAAAGTCACGATCTGCTGTAACCCAATCTGGGTTTTGTACTACGTTCTCCCAGTCTTCGAACATTTCCTTAGCAAATGCCGTATAGTTCGCACGACCAGTTAATTGAATTGGTCCACGCCCACGGAAACGATATCCATCTCCTGATTCTGGACCACCATTACCCATGCGGTTCGCATAGATTTTGTTAGCAATCATTTCTGGCTTGCGAGCATATGGCGTAGCTTCTTCAATTGTAGGGAAATACTTTCTGAAGATACTATTCAACCCCTGCGCAGAGTAGTTTAGATTTTCTTCAAAAACAGTCCAACCACCAGACTCATGACCACATTGCGCTAAGAAAGCAGCAACACGTTCTGGAGTGTTAATATCGTAAGTCGGAAATACTTCGTTCATCGAAGTCGCCCAAGATTCTGGATCTTGAGCACGAGGGAATAAATGCTTGAATTGTTCTGCGGTTATCATTTTTTCTTTTCATCGTAGTCCTCATATCTTAGTTTAGCCAAAATATATTCCTTAACGAGAGAAGATCTCACGATATCGTCAACAGTAAACTCAATACGGGTAAAAGCACTCATGTGTTGCGCAATGTCAAAGAATTTTAAAATTCCAGTAACATCGCTTTTACGTTTTGTCAAGTCTGTCTGGCGATAATCACCACACCATAAAATTTTAGATCGATAACCGACACGAGTCATAACGGTATCAATCTCTTCATATGTCAAGTTTTGCATCTCGTCAACAATAATGATAGCATCATCGAATGACATACCACGAATAAACGAGGTAGAGATAAACTGAATATGTCCTTGCTCTTCTAATCTATCCCATGCGTCTTTGCGACCAAATAAAGTCTCGCAAATTTGACGATATGGTTGTTCATAAATTTCCATCTTCTCATTAACATCACCTGGAAGATGACCAATCTCTCGACCTTGCACTGCTGAACGCACTACAATAATCTTATCGAATGGATTTGATTTATCTAACACTTCTTCAATTGCTTTGTATAAAGCACAGAAGGTCTTTCCTGTCCCTGCGACACCATGAAGTGCCACGAAATAATCACCACGTTTGTATGAATCAAAAAATAACTTTTGGTTATTGGTTAATGGGTCAAACGTTTTTAAGTCATCAAGTCTTAGTCTTAAGTGATTATTTGTTTGTTTTGTTTTCGGCTCAATTTGTACATTATCTATAGGTTTTTGTTTTGCTGGTGCACGAGCCATTGGATTCCTTATTTTGTTTTACCAGAAATTTTATTGTGTTTTCTTGTCGCTGCAGCCTTTGTCTTCTGCGTTAGCGTTTTCGGTTTAATAATTCTACCCTTCTTATTGATGGTGGGTTTTCGCTTGGTAGCCATAAGTTTTCCTTATAGTTGAGATGACGATTTTTCTAATTGACTTCCAGGGGTCTTTTCGTGGATTCGTTGTAGCACCTCCTTGAATCCAGTGTCAAATTTGCGTGTTGATGAAAGTTTAGTTGGATCACCAAACGCCACTGCTTGGATAACAGTTTCCAACTGTGGGTTAGCTTCTCTGAACGGATCAAGTTCAGACATACGCATAACTTGTTCAAATTGTTCGCCTGTTTCTTTGTTGCGAAATACATACGTTGGCATAAAGGTCTCCTTGTTTTTATTTATGACGCTAATTTCTGTGAAGCCTCATATAGAGCAAAACTTGCCAAGTTTTTTGCTTTTGATTCGCACATAATATCATGTGTTGGAACATAACCTAACACCCAATCATTCGATGCAGTGTTCCAGTAAAAATCTGAGTGTGCACGCAATTTAGACTTTTTGTAGCCCATATCTTTTAGCACAGCCATATCTGGCTGTTTGTCAGCTGCATGATCGATGAGATAATCTTCACGTGACTGAGAATAATGCATAGTTGGACGAACACCACGCCAAGAATCGATAACACGTTGGACACGGTCATCTGTTGGATCAAGCCACTCACCTTCACGACACCAGTGATGATGAACGTCAAGTACAATTGGTAGCAAGTCTGTTAATTCTAGAGAAGAATCAAGACCCCAAGCATTTTCTTCGTTTTCGATTGTGATGCAATTTTGTGCTACAGTAGAAAGACGTTTATACGCTGCACGAATACCTTCTGGACCACGCTTACCAGAAATATGTACGTTGATTTTAAAGTCTTGGAATGTCTTACCATATCCCATCATGCGAACCATATCAGCATGATACTCAAACTCATCGATAGAGTTGTTTACGATACCATCGTTTTCTGACGCAAGTACAGTAAACTGACCTGGATGGAAAGACAAGCGAACACCACTTGCACGACCAGCTTCGCCGATTTTATTGAAACCATATGCCAAGACAGATAATACATCTTGTCGTTTGTAAAAGTAAGACCAGTCTTTGTGCGTGTACACTGGCAAGATCTCGCTGGAAAGGCGAACCATGCGTAGACCGACAGGTAAGCCAGCAACTTTATTAACTAGGTTAAGTGTGTGTTGAAGATTTTGACGTGTTAGGTCAAACAGCTTTTGTTCAGCAACATCTTTGGACTGTCGACCGAGCCAAGCAACAGTTGTGGTGCCAGTACTGTATTGTTTGGCACCGTCTTTTGGACCAATGCCATCGACTTGTTCGAGGGTGTCAATCCATTTGCAAGCAAAACCAATTTTGGGTGTGTGTAGTGTAGTCATACTATAATTATACTACAACTTTACAAAAAAGTCAAGGGGTTGTGCCAAAATCTGGTGCCCAAACAACACCATTTTTCAATTTAACACGAGGAACGTCCATCCATCCTAGACGGACAATACCTACTCCATACTCATCGTGTTCGTAAATTTGAACTTGCAATCCAACACGTTCAACATTATTATTAGCGTCTAAATGTTCTGCAACACGAAAATCATATGAAAATGGTTTAACAAACTGCACAGGCATTGCTGGTGGAGTATGCATTTGTGGAGTTACATAAATTTGTTTACTATTTAAAGTTAATTGCATTAAAACACCATTCTGAATAAACCAATACAATCAATTGTGACTAACAAGAAGTAGTTAGCCAACATCCCAAACGATTTCCTAGTGTAAGCAGCCCAAGCATAAAGAGCACAGCCACTGATCCAGATAGGATATAATACGAGTAAAGGAGGATTTGGGACTGTTGTTGCCATCGTGATACTGCAGCCAATGCTAATAGCCCAAGCAAGCAACTCAACAATAAATC